TCCCTGAAGGCTACAGCGTCCTATACACCCAGCCATTCAATCGCTTTGAGCTACCGTTTCTAACCACTAGTGGAATTATCGACAATGACAAGGTAAACCTTCCGGGAACCATGCCATTCTTTGTAGTAAAAGGCTTTACCGGAATTATTCCAGCCGGAACACCGTATGCCCAGATGCTTCCATTTAAGCGAGAAGACTGGGAGTCAGAAGTAGATGCTGATGTCTCGTACATGAAGATGGCGATGAGTAACAATGAAAATAGTAAAAAATATCGTGTACCTGACGGTGGCGTCTACCAAAAAGAAGTTTGGACCAGACGAGTTTACGAGTAGACAGTAAGATAAAAATATGGAACCAGAAGATTACGCAAACTCTAGACTAAATAATAGAGTCTCTATAACACCATCTGGATTTTTTGGCAATAGCCCGTCAAACATTCAGACCCGTGAGAACTTTATGACAGAGTACGAGCTAGAGACTCTTAATAAATTTATTCGATCAAATACTGCCTGGGATGTAACCGAGACTCACTATAACGAAGAAGGCACGGTAATTTACGACTCTGACTACTGGAAAGATCGAGTTGCCACCTATGACACCATACGAGCAGTAGATCCAAAGATTCCAGAAGTGATCAGCGGTATGGTTGATCGGCTTAAGAAGGAAGTAGACGCGTTCTTTAAAGTAGACGCGGTACCTACTTCACCAGCTTTAGTCCGCTGGCTGCCTGGACAGCTTCAGATGCCTCACGCAGATAAAGAGCTACACCAAGGTGCAGATAGAGGTAAGCCAAATGACTTCCCCTACTATGACCTAGCTGGACTGTTCTACTTGAACGACGATTACGAAGGTGGCGAGCTGTACTTCCCAAATCAGGGGATTCAGTTTAAGCCCAAGGCAGGTGCTGCTTACTTCTTCCCTGGAGACATGGAGTACATTCACGGAGTAACTCAGATTACCTCCGGTACTAGATACACTGTTCCGTTTTTCTGGACGATCTTATCTCACGAAAGCCAGTGCGGTATCTAGTGGAAGTTATCGAACTCTACCCGAATGTTGTTGTCTACCGAGGTTTATATCAAAACCCAGAAGAAGTAGCTAAGCATTACCGTGACTCGGCGGAGTGGGCTAAGTGGTTTACCTTTGGAGAGCTAACTACCGTAAAGGCTAGAAACCATACATTTAGTAAATTTCCTGATGCTGATGAGTGGCATGAGACCATGGTTGCGAGCCAGGGTCTAGTACCTGCTGCACAAGAAATTATGGGAGCTTTTTATACGGCCACCAGTCACTACCACGATAACTACTTCAACGAAGAGATTCCTAACTGGAAATTCAGCGCTCCCGCTATTTGCATGTATAAAACTGATGGCGGAGCAGACACTAATGTTGGCATGTTCTATCACACTGATTTTCAGCAAGAACGCGCTGATGCTCCTGGCGATAAGCCAGTGATGACATGCACTATGTACCTAAACGATAACTATGAAGGCGGAGAGATCTGCTTCAAAGTATTGAATGAAGAAGGTACTGATGTAGATTTTTTTATTCATAAGCCTCAGGCCGGTGATGTGCTAGTGTTCCCGTCCAGAGCACCTTACTACCATGGAGTAAATAAAACTACTTCAGGGCAAAAATATTTTGTTCGCTCATTCTGGCAGTACTACTCGGAGGGCACTCAGGAGTGGCGTGACGGTTTGGAAAAGTACGGCCCCACGGTATGGGGCGAGATGGAAAAAGAGCGCGAGCGCGTCGAACGTAATTCTGGACGATATAACTTGAAAGGTATAGACCACTAATGTCATTGATTATTGAAAACCTACAGCCAGAAGAGTTCATCGTCTATAAAGATGAGCCCAACGCCATCGGGGAGCTAGGTATCCCTCAGAACCGTATCGTAGAGATTGCTAACTTTGTCTCTCCAGATACCGCAAGAAACATCATCAACTACATAGAGTCATATTCTTCTTCGTGGGGTGATATTGCCTTCTACGGATCATCCGGTATGGGCATTCACCCTGATGACCCGAAGCTAGCTGACTACGACTTGCCTCCACGCTTCTTCGAGACTCTTCGTGAAAAGTTTAAAGAAGCTATTCAGCTGGTATTTGATCGTGAAGTTGTAGCCAATACTTCGCATGCGCAGAAGTGGGATGTTGGCGGATTTGCAGCGCCACACTCAGATAACTCGGACTTCGACGGCTCGCCAAACGCTTTTGAGATTAATAAGTATGTAGGTATCTTGTACTTAAATGACGATTACGAGGGTGGAGAGCTTTATTTTCCTGACCACAACCTAGAGTTTAAGCCAGCTGCCTACTCGTACATCTGCTTCCCTGGCGGAATAGAAAACATTCACGGAGTTAAAGAGATTCTAAAGGGAACTAGATATACCATGGTCTCCTTCTGGGACTTTGCCGATGCCGTGTACTCTGATGAGAAAAAGGCAGCTTGGGAAGCCGAAATCCAAGAGGTACGTAAGGCACAGGCCGAGCAGAAAATAGAGTGGGAGAAGGGCAACAAGTTCGCCTAATGAACCCCGAGATTTTTGCTGACAAAATTTACTACTACAAGGGTATTGTAGAGAGCCCAGAAAAGATCATAGAGCTCATCGAGACAACAGATGCTAATCTGACTACCAACGATGCTATACAAAAATGGCATCAATGGTTGGCTTCTGGCGATGGAGAGCCTTACGTATTTGGTCAGCAAAAATTTACTGATGAATCTAAACTAAGCACCAGCTCTGATAGCGTCAAGTCAATATATCTAAATCTAAAAACCGCTTTAACCGAGGCGGGAAGAGATTATGCCAAAAAGAATGGCATAGACTATATCGACCCAGCGCCTATAAGTATCTCTAAATACATTAGCGGAGCAGAGATGGGCCCTCACGTTGACTACCACGGGGAGCCGCATTTAGAGCCAATAATGTCAGCTGTTATCTACCTAAATGACGATATGGACGGCGGCGAGCTACATTTCACTGAGTTCGATATAAAAATAAAGCCAGAAGCTGGAAGTATTGTGGTCTTCCCATCTGTAGAGCCCTACTATCACAGGTCGACTCCGGTAGTCTCAGGAGTTAAATACATGTCGCCAGCTTTCTGGATTAAAAGGCTAAGCAACTAGGAAAACACTTATTGCGGTAAAATATAAAGGACTAGCCTTTTCTCCAGAGGATTCCCGTGTATTGCGCAACGAACAATTACTATGATATAATAGCCGATCAAGGTGCTACACTGAATCGCGTCTTAATTCTTAAGACATCTACTAAGACTCCTATCAACTTGACTGGGTACTCCGGTCGAATGCAGATAAGAACTTCAGCCAATAGCTCCGAGATTGCGCTCTCACTAGTTACTGGAACTAGAAGTCTAGTGATAGAGCCGCTCACCGGAAAAGTTGAAGTTCTACTTACTCCAGCTCAAACTGAGGCACTAGCAGCTGGCATCTACACATATGATATAGAACTTGAAAGCCCTGACGGAGACGTTACTAAATTTATTGCTGGAAAGTTTACCGTTAGAGCGGAGATTACTTACTAATGTTTTCAGATGACTTTGCGTATCTAGAAGTTAAGGGCGTAGGGGCTCAAGGCCCTGCTGGACCTACTGGCCCTGCTGGCCCTGCGGGAGGGCCAACTGGCCCTACAGGCGCTCCAGGATCTACTGGTCCTACTGGTGCAACTGGTGCAACTGGTGCAACTGGTGCAACTGGTGCTACTGGTGCAGCTAGTACTATTCCAGGCCCTACTGGCGCAACTGGTCCTCAAGGTATCCAGGGCCCAACTGGACCACAGGGTCTAACTGGTATTCAAGGAACACCAGGTGCAACTGGTGCAGCTGGTGCAACTGGTGCAACGGGCGCTACTGGAGCTACTGGCGCAACAGGAGCTCAAGGGGCAACTGGTCCTACTGGTGCGCAGGGTATTCAAGGTATTCAAGGGCAAGCAGGGCCAACCGGAGCTACTGGTTCTACTGGCCCTCAGGGTCCTACTGGTGCTACAGGCCCTCAGGGTCTTACTGGAACTCAGGGTGCAACTGGTGCTACTGGTCCTCAGGGCGAGCAAGGAATTCAGGGTGTAACTGGTCCAACTGGTGCAACAGGAGCAACAGGTGCAACTGGTCCTCAAGGTATTCAAGGACTAACCGGGTCGACTGGTCCGACTGGAGCTACTGGTCCTCAGGGTATTGCAGGGTCTGCTGGAGCTACTGGACCAACTGGTGCAACAGGTGCTACTGGTTCAGCAGGTCTTACTGGAGCAACCGGACCGACTGGAGCTCAGGGTGCACAGGGCATTCAAGGCCCTACTGGAGCAACGGGTCCCATCGGAGCAACAGGCCCTACTGGTACACAGGGTATCCAGGGGCCAACAGGTGCTACTGGAGCTACCGGTGCAACTGGCCCTCAGGGTCTTACTGGAACTCAGGGTGCAACTGGTGCCACTGGTGCAACTGGTTCCGTAGGGCCAACTGGCCCTACTGGAGCAAGCGGTCTTCAAGGACCAGCAGGTGTTACTGGCCCAACTGGTGCTCAAGGTACGCAGGGTCCAGCTGGACCAACCGGTGCAACTGGAGCTACTGGTGCAACTGGTGCAACTGGTGCAACTGGTGCCCAGGGAGCTCAGGGTCTTACTGGTTTACAGGGTATTCAAGGCCCTACAGGCCCTACAGGTGCAACTGGTGCCGCAGGTGTACAAGGTATAACTGGACCAACTGGTGCAACAGGGCCAATGGGTCAAAGCCTAACTATTCTAGACTCCTATGCTACGTACCAAGAGCTTGTCACTGATCACCCAATTGGTAACGTCGGAGACGTGCACGTTGTAAACGGTACAATCTACATCTGGTCTCAGGACAACCTAGCCTGGGAAGCTAATGGAAACTTACAGGGACCAACTGGACCTACTGGCCCTCAGGGGCCTCAGGGCGTGGCTGGATTCCAAGGAATTCAGGGTGTAACTGGTCCAACTGGTGCAACAGGAGCTCAGGGTCCAACCGGTCCGACTGGTGCCCCATCGATGGTCACTGGACCAACTGGTGCAACTGGCGCTCAAGGTGTCCAGGGCCCAACTGGTGCAACAGGTCCTCAAGGTATTCAAGGTATTGCCGGTCCAACTGGTGCGACGGGAGCTCAGGGGCCTCAAGGCCTAACTGGAACCCAAGGGGTTACTGGACCAACGGGTGCTACTGGTGCTCAGGGTGTTCAGGGGAATATTGGACCGACAGGTGCAACTGGAGCTCAGGGTCCGACAGGCCCAACTGGTGCGCAGGGTCAAGGTATTCAGATCATTGACGCTCATAACACTTATGCAGAGCTCATTGCAGCGCACCCTACTGGAACTCCAGGCGATGCAAGCATCGCTGGTGGTGTTCTATATATCTGGTCAGAGACAACACTATCCTGGGTCGACTCAGGCACTTTGGCTGGTCCTACCGGAGCAACAGGCCCTACCGGTGCTCAGGGTATTGCTGGTATTCAAGGTGTCCCTGGAATTCAGGGTGTAGATGGTCCGACTGGTCCTACTGGTTCTGTTGGACCGGTAGGCCCAACTGGCCCAACTGGTGCTCAAGGTGTAGAAGGTCCGACTGGCCCAACCGGAGCGACTGGTCCTCAGGGTGCAGATGGATACATTGGCGCTGATGGTGCGACTGGACCAACTGGTCCGACTGGTGCGACTGGACCGACTGGTGCAGCTTCGACTGTTGCTGGACCAACTGGACCAACTGGTGCAACTGGTGCAACAGGGCCTATGCCATCCGGAGCTGTTACCGAAATAACTTCAATCTCTGGACTAGACAAGCTGGGATTTGACACCACGTATGTTAACGGTGTCTCGAATCCAGGCGAGCTAGCCTGGAACGAGGCTGATGGTACGCTAAACCTTCGTCTTGGCGGTAACAACGTAACCCTCCAGGTTGGCCAAGAGTTCGTGATGAAGGTCTACAACGCTACCGGGTCAACTATCACCAATGGGTCAGTTGTCGCTCTTAGTGGCGCAAATGGCACTAGACCAGAAGTTATTTTGGCAGACGCCTCTACCGAGTTGCAGTCTACAGCTACTGTTGGTATCGCTACAGAAGATATTGCAGTGGCTGGTGAAGGATATGTGACCCTTAATGGTCTAGTTAGAGACATAGATACATCTAACTATGTTGGATTCGGTGGAATAGTTAGTAACTATAGCGAAGGTGCAGTCCTTTGGCTATCAGAAACTGCTGGAACCATGACTACTCAGCGGCCAGAAGCTCCAGCTCATGGGGTTATGGTTGGTGTCCTAGTCCGTAAATCAGCCACAACCGGGTCTATCTATGTAAAGGTAGCCAATGGTCTAGAGCTAGACGAGCTTCACGATGTAAATCTAAGCACTCTAGTTGATGGTGACGTTCTTAGATATAACTCGGCTACTGGCGTCTGGACTAACTCTCAGGTAGTTGGCCCGACCGGACCGACTGGTGCCACTGGACCGACAGGACCTCAGGGTGGTGCAGCTGGTAGAACTTTCTATCTAAATAGAACTGATACCTCTGACCTAACTGGATACTTTATTGCAGGTGAAAGCCCTTCAGTAAATGCGCTTACTAGCTACACTATTCAGCTATCTCTGGCAGATACTCCATACCTAATTGGAGCATTTGCCACTCCAGTCGGAGTTCCTGGTGTGACTAATATTCCAACAGGAATCGGAGTCAACTCCCTACACATGCTTGTAGACTCTGGCAGTGTTAAGTTCCGCACTGAAGTCTATAAGTGCGGACCTAGCGGAGGGAGCGAGACTCTACTTTCAACTGTAGACTCTGAACTGCACAGCAACACTACCATTGAAGAGATTTCTTATCAGTATGTACGATCAGTTGCAGCATCAATTGATTTGACTGACAGACTTGTCTTTAAGTACTATGCAATCCGACCTACTGGATATGGAAACTCTAATAGCACTACCACCATCTATTTTGAAGACGGTAAGGCATCAAACGTTAGGACAACCATTAGTGCTGGTGCTATTGGCCCAACTGGTCCGACAGGTCCAACTGGTGCAACTGGAGTTCAAGGAGCAACTGGCCCTACTGGGCCTACTGGCGCGGCCGGTATCGACGGACTAGATGGACCAACTGGTCCTACAGGTGCAGACGGTAAATTCTATGTTTCAGACGTAGCCCCGACATCGCCTTCCGTAGGAGACGTATGGGTCGACACCGCGACTGGAACTCTACTCACATATATCGACGGCTTCTGGGCAGAAGCTGTTGCCGGAGATATGGGCCCGACCGGCCCAACTGGAGCAACTGGAGCAACTGGTGCTCAAGGTGTTCAGGGTTTAACTGGTGCAACTGGAGACACTGGCCCTGCAGGCCCTCAGGGTGTTCAAGGTATTCAAGGTCCAATTGGACCTACTGGTGCAACTGGCCCTGCTCCAGACACATCTACATATGTAACAATTCCTGGAACGCAGACGCTATCTAATAAGACACTCATTAGCCCAGTGCTGACTTCACAAACCAAGGAAGGCGTATATGCAACAGCTACTGGATTTGCTGGAGGTGCATTTAAGTTAGTAGATGGTGCAGTTCAGTTCTACACTGTAGCGGCAGCTGGCAACGGAATAGTTAACTTCTATTACGATGGTGCCACAAGCCTGGATGCATTTATGTCAGTAAATCAGTCAGTGACATGCGCACTACTGATTACAAACGGAACTACCCCATACTACCCAACGTCGTACCAAATCGATGGAACGGCTGTGACCCCTAAATGGGTAGGTGGAACTGCTCCTTCTAGCGGAAACGCTAGCTCTATTGACATGTACACCTACACTATTATTAAGACAGCTACTAACACATTTACTGTTCTAGCTAGCCAAGCTAAGTTCGCGTAGGATTACATATGCCACTACTACAGACTCTAGGGAATAGCGGAGCTGCCGCATGGGGCAGACTAAAACGCATACTCGGACTTTACTGGGTGGTCCAGGGAACTGGCTCTGGGTATGGTGTAGCAACTACTGGAGCACTAGGAAATGTCTACTACCAAACATACAGCACAACCATAAAGCTAAATAAAAATGGTGAAGTTGTCTGGGGTAGAAGAATTAACCCGAGCAATACTCAAGGGTTGAGTCTAGATAGCTCAGAAAATGTATATATTGCCGGTTCTGGATCATTTTTTGCAGCTAAGTATAACTCTGATGGAGTAATTCAGTGGCAGAGGCAGCTAGCAACAAATGCCACTGTAAGCTCTGCTCAAGCTAGCGTAACTAACACTATTGGAACCACATACATCTGCGGACAATACAATACTGGTGGATCAGACTACCCTGTCGTATCTTGCCTAGACAGTAGTGGAAATATGGTTTGGTCGCAGTACCTAACTACACCAAGTAGCTACTATAACGGTATAGGTTATAGTGCATCCGCAGGGATTGCTGTAGCAGCAGGAACATATAGCGGTGGAGCCGGAGTTCACGTTACAGCGTATGCTGGAGGTAACGGCGTAGTTCAGTGGCAAAGAACCATAACTCCAACCGATGGACAGACAATGTGGGGGATGGGCTGCACTGTAGATACCTCCGGGAATGTGTACGTCTCCGGGATGTCTGGCTCTACAAGGCACTCATTTATTGTTAAGTACAACAGCTCAGGCACCATGCAGTGGGCAAGGCAGCTAGAGATTCCAGGTGTATATAGCTATAATGACTATGCTACTCCTGGAGTAGATAGTGCTGGAAACGTATATATAAGCTTTTATCAGGACAACAACAATACCGACTACCCAAACTATGGTGGCGGATTTGCTAAATTCAACAGTAGCGGAACAATTCAGTTCATTAGAAAGCTCAACGTTATCATGGGCTGGCTCAGAATGCACGTTGCTCCAGATAGTACCGTGGCAATAATGGGAACAGCGGCCGTTACAAAATTAAAAGGCGACGGCTCCGGGCTAGGAGCATACTCAGGATTTAGCTACGCCACGTCATCACTACAAGTGACTACCCCATCATTTAATTACAATACCGCTGGATTTAGCTATGCAAACCCAGGATTTTCTTCAGTTGCATCGTCATATTCTGTGACCAACCAGTCGGTTAGCGCAGCGGTAAACTATATAGGTACGGAAGTAGGATAATGCTATACATCAGCCCTAATAATGAGTATCCACGACACATTGGTGATATCAAAGTTGCCAACCCCGACTGGGAACCAGAGTTTGGTCTACCTACAGGGTGGACATTAGTAAAACCAACTGATCCACCTGCATTGATAGATGGTAAAGTTCTTCAGGAGCTCTTTCCACAGGAAATTGATGGGGTATGGCGTCAAGTATGGACTTTACGTGATCTAACTACAGAAGAGTTAGAGAAAATATCAGCCCCTATTACTGCTAGACAGAAATTAAAAGATATCGCTGGGCTAACCGACCTAGAGATTGATGCTTTATCGAGAGGTCTAGTGTAATATGCCAATCAATTTCCCTAACACCCCTACTGTAGGGCAGACGTATGTTTTAGGTGACCAGTCTTGGACATGGAATGGCACCTTCTGGAAGGCATCAAATACAGCTATGGTGGTTGGCCCTACCGGACCAACTGGACCCACTGGTGCCACGGGTGCTGACGGGCTACCTGGTGCCGATGGGCTACCAGGTGCAGATGGAGCAGCTGGCCCAATGGGACCAACTGGACCAGCAGGAGCAGACGGAATTCAAGGACCGATTGGACCGACAGGCCCCGGTGTAGAGGGAGTTACGGCAACAGCAGCAGAACTTAACATTCTAGATGGCGCAACTGTAACCACCACTGAGCTAAACTACGCTAGCGGTGTAACCTCACCGATACAGACACAGTTGAACTCTAAAGCCTCACTTACTTATCCAGTAAACAACCAAACTGGAACTTCATATACTTTAGTTGCAGGCGATGTTGCCTACTTTATCGAGTTAAACAACTCGGCTGCAATAACTGTCACAGTTCCGCCTAATTCTTCAGCTGCTATAGCAGTTGGATCAACGATATCAATTATGCAAACTGGAGCAGGTCAAGTTACCGTGTCACCGGGTGCTGGTGTAACCCTAAACTATACTCCTGGAAATAAACTGCGTGCTCAGTGGTCATCCGCTACGCTTTACAAGCGCGGCACTGACTTGTGGGTATTGTTTGGGGATACGGTGGCATAGTGAGACCGTCAATAGGCATCAAAGCTCAAGCTGTAAGAAAAAAGTTTGTTGATACTTTCACTAGAGCTGACATAACAAACAGTCCTGGAGTTGCTACTGATGGCAGCAAATGGGATATAGCAGCAGGAACATTTAGCATTGTAAGCAATAAGCTGACTACAGTTACTGGTGCTGGAACATATCCAATGATGACTACAGACATGGGCGTAGAAAATGTATCTGTAGAACTAGCCGCTCCAGATCAAG